TTTTTTTTTTTGTTCTATTTTGGGCGAATTAATTTTAATTTGTCTATATATACTGGGTCTCCTCGACAGGAAACATCCTGGCAGGCAAATGCCCACGCTCGCTTACAGTGCAACACTGAACAATTACAATGCTGCTCAAGTAGCAACTTTGAAGAATGGACATGACAAGATCTCTTACATGGTATGTGGACATGAAGTGGGTGAAAAGGAAAACACTCCTCATCTACAGATATACTTTCAACTGAGCAATCAGGTGAAGATGACAACTATCAAGAACTGGGGTGACCCATGGAACAAGATGCACTTTGAAAAATCAAGAGGAAGTGATGAGGACAACTATCGTTACTGTACAAAGGAAGGGAATCACTGGGAGATAGGTGAACGCCGGACAATGCCGGGTAAGGGAGCACGCATGGATTTGGTTGAATTAAAGAATGACATTGACAAGGGAATGAGTTATGATGATGTTTGTGATACACATTTTGAGGCATGCATGAAATACTGGAAATTCATTAAAGATCGCATTCAGGCCAAAGCTACAAAGCTGGAGCTGAGCTCATTGCTGAAGGAATACGACAATGTTGTATGGAAGCCATGGCAGCAGTCTGTGCTCGACATAGTGGAGCAGGAACCGGACGACAGGACGATCCACTGGGTATGGGAATCGACGGGCAAGGTGGGCAAGAGCTACCTATGCAATTATTTGATGGCCTCTGGGAAAGCGTCTTTGCTGGAGATGGGCAAGAAGGCGGATCTGGCCTACATCCTATCGAAGGACCTGAAGCAAACCGTTTTAATCGATCTGACCAGGAAGACGGAGGACCATATGGATGGGCTCTACAGCCTTGGGGAGGCCCTGAAGAACCGGCGGATGATCAACCCGAAATACGACTCGGATATGATGAAGTATGGCAAGAAGACAGTGATGTTCTTCGCGAATTTTAAACCAGACATGAAGGCATGGAGCGAGGACAGATATCACATCATTGACCTCAACCAATCAACCCAACCATTTTAGCGCAGGGGGGCATGACCCTATACATCCTAGCGCAGGGGGGGATAACCCTATACATCCTAGCGCAGGGGAGCATTTACGCGTCCTTGTAATAAAGACGGCACCAATATGAGCATGAAGCAATGTTGTCTGTTTGAAGAGAACCATAAGCATCATACGGAATAATATACAGACCCATAGGATTATTGACAATTGAATTAGTGATGTCGAACTTAATAGGACGACTCTTTTTGCGCTTGATATAGAAATTGAAGATCTTGGAGCACTCAAACTGATCTCCGGAAGCAGCACCCCATGGAGTAGCAATCTTAAACACTTTATCATACAGAACTTTGATTCCTTTCTCCTTATCGATTGGAGCAATACATGTGTTGACATTCGTACCGGCTTGAGGAACAGGGAACAGATCAAGATTAGTTACACTAGTCACAGTACCGTTATAGTACTTGGGTAGCACAGCAAAGATAATGCGATAATTCACATTCGGCCTAGCTGCCTTGTTAGACAACCAAAGCTTAAGCTTCATACCACGAGGAGTAATGCTGTCACCAATCCGTTGATACCGACTTGTACCGAGAGAGATATTAGCCCATGGATTGAATAACACTCCACATTGGTTAGTAGTAGGACCAGCTGTGTTTCCGACATCATGGTACAGATTTAGGTTTTCGACGGCTCCGTCCCAATACTTCGTCTCCGCTGTCTTCATAATCACTCTCCTCACACGACTCTGAAAACTCCGACGACCCTTCAGACCGTATTTCCCACGAGCTCTCTTCTTCCACTTGCGATATTTCCCCTTGTACTTGTTGAATGCCATCCATGCAATTTTTGGATTTGACCAGTTTGGGCCCGGCTTATATAGTGGTCAACGGGTATCTAGGTGGCGGGTAATACTAAGGCCGCCACCGGGTACCGTTGCGTTTTCGCAACGGTTGGTATAGAATGTTCCATTTTTTTTTTTGTTCTATTTTGGGCGAATTAATTTTAATTTGTCTATATATACTGGGTCTCCTCGACAGGAAACATCCTGGCAGGCAAATGCCCACGCTCGCTTACAGTG